GATCACTAGGCGGAACAGCAAATAGGCCAGCCACTGCGCTTCGGCACCTTCACGGGCGCCTACGGTAATGATGATTGTGGAAGACAGCAGGTCCGACGTGGCGCGACTGGTGTCCATGAAGGACTGCGATTCCATCTGATTGATCGAGAGCCCAGAGAATCCGATTGGGCCACGCGAAACGATTACACGAGGACGTTGCATGCCGTTTACTTCCGGCTCTTGCCCCGCGACCAGAATCTCCGACGTTTCCGGATCTTCGGTCCATCGGTATCGCCCGAGTGGAAGACTGGCGAACACTCCTTGCGCCCAAATGATCCAGGCGCGTGTAACGCCCTGCCACGGATCATTGACTTGCACCTGCGCGTTTGTTACCGGTGTGAGCGGTTGCATCGCTTAACCTCGTGTCGGGTCGTAGATGTAACGAAGGGCAGTCTCCAGATCCGACGACTCTACATTCTGGGGTGCAGTAAAGTTTCTATCTGGAGAAGCGGAGAGATTGCGGACTTCTGCTGTCGTGAGCCGCAGAGGAATACGGTATTCGATGTCAGTCAGCGGGATTCTGAACAGCGTGCCCTGCTGTCGGACCAACGCCCGGCCAAACATCACTTTCTGAATTCGCGAGCCCACCTTCCAGCGAACATTCTCGGCTTCTACGACCAGAAACTTATCGCCGAGTTCTGGATAATTGCCGAGAGCGAACGTGGTGTTCTCTACCTCGGTCTGCGCCGACTGTGACGTGCGCATTACGGCCTGATCGGGAGTAACGATCTGCATGTAGCACTCGATGGGGGCAAAGTAGCCGCCCGCCCAACCGGTGCCAAAACACGTACCACAGTTACTCAGCAGTCTCTTCTGCTGTACGCGATCCCAGCACGTCACACAGCGTTGTCCGCCGGTTCGTATTGGGAATATCCAAACTTTTCGTCCCTTGGCCTCGCGAAGAAGCAGATTCTCCATGCGGGCCATTTCCAACGCAGTTAGGTCCGGCTCAGCCGCTAGACGCACGCCGCCTTCTGCTGGAAATACGAATTCTTCGGAGGAAGATCGGCGACGAACACGTAGTCGGTACCACAGTCGGTCGTAGAACGAGTGCTGACCGTGGATGGTCGTATCTCTGAACCAGAACTGCCCAATCTGAGCCGCGCCAACATCGGTGTAAGGACCGTACTGCGAGATCGACCGCTGAACGACGCACTCATAGTCCAGCACGTCGTCGTAGCACGGCGCCACGTCCCAGAAGATGTCGAGGTAGTCGATATTGAAGCTACGAACGAGGAGGCGGGTGATGTTCAGCATGCGTATTAACCGTTAATAACGGGGGGAATCCCTACATATTAACGGAAATAGCCGAGAAGTGGTTGCAGGCTTAGTCTACGGGCGGACTTCTTTACGCGAACGCTGCTTTCGTTGCACAAGTGCTAAGGTGCCGGCGCCTGCCACCGCGCCCCCCGTCGCCAGCAGGGCGTTGTTCATTTTGAACTTTCGGGATTTGGCGCCGTACTGCGACAGCTTATCGGTTACGAATCCGAGGTTCTCTTCGACCGACCGACCAGTCAGTGCGCGCGATTGCAGGAGAGCCGGGATACCGTGCATCGGGTTATCGCGCGCTGCGCGGCCTAACGCCGACAGTTCCTGCAACTTCTTCGCCCCACCTCCCATCGCCGAATCCGCGTATAGAACATTCTGCACGGCCCTGCGATAGTCGGCGTCCGGATTCTTGGCGACCGCTCTGTGGAATCTATCCAGTGGCTGCTGGCTTCTGAACATCGATTCGCCAGTCGGAGAGAGGCGCCGCTTGAGGTGCGCTAACCCGCTGAGTTCCGGCGCATTTGCCGCGCTGTAGTAATCGTGCGCGGCGCGACGGAGTACCTGCAATTCGTTCTTCACACCAGCGGTCTTTACCGGCTTCGCTTCAGGCGCCTTGACAGTAGCCGGTTTCTGCGCAAACGTGTTGGTCGGACCCATCGCCCGCACCGCGTTGCGCGCCTTGACATCTACTGGTGTAGTGCCCCCTGTTTTCAGCAGGTTGAAGAACTGCGCGGCGGCGATCTTCTGCTGTACGTCAGGCGCACGTTCCGCGGTCAACATCGCGAGAAGTTGGCTAGACATCACAGTTTCCTCGACCAGTTGTACACGTTGTTTACCATGGAAATGTACAGGTGTGCTTCGTCACCGGCGTTGTCCGGTACGCGGATGCGAAGACCACCGCGCGACGGTACATCCATGTCGAAGCTGATGACGTACGTACCGTCTGCAGCTGTCTGCGGGTTATCCATCACAAGCTGCGGGCTAGCAGCCCACACCGAGTCAGTGGGTGACACGTCGATGTACACGTTCTGCTCGGCAGTGACGCCGGTCAGTACGATCTGAAACTTGGTGAAACATTGCGCTTCAGGTACTTCGACGCTAATTGCGCCGCTCAGAGCGTAATCCTTGCGGTAGTAGTCCGACTGTCTGTAGTCGATGCCCATGCTGTCACTCCCCACCAAATAGGCTGTTTACGAGTGCGAGTTCCGACGCGACACCTGAGCCGTTAAGCCCGCCGCCCAGATTCTGCGCGATCTTGATCCGCTGCTTCTTGTTCTCGTACCCCTGCTCAAACATGGCTGCCCATGCCCGATAGGAGTCTCCCTTGTCACTTATACTAACCTGCTGTCCCTGCCCATCCGAGTACCGAAGCTGATTGCGCGTCTGCAGCAGACCCAGTGAGTAGAGCAGTGAAACAATCGCACGGTCAATCAGTAGTGGAATGCTCGGATGCGACGAAAAGGTTACCGCGTCCAGCAGCGGCGGCGTGGCATTCCAGTCAGTCAGCGATTCGACGAGAGCAAGCGCGATCTGTCGATCCGAGTGCTCCACTCCAGCCGTCAGTCGGTTCAGCTGCGGGTAGTCTCGCAACTTGGCACGCACTACCGAAACGAGGGAGCGTAACTCCTCACCCGCGCGGAGCAGCCCCGCGTCTGCCACTGCGGCAGTTCCTACCGGGATAGTTCCTGGGAAGTCGGCGTTATCCGGGTCAGACATGGGGCAGCTCCAAAGTATTAACCGTTAATATGCTGATAGTTAACGGCTCTTATAGCGGGGCAGTTCGGCCGGTGTAATCAGCCTGCGCTCGGTCAGCCTTCGGGCGGGCTAACAGGTCTAGCGCGCGGCATGATGGCTTTACGGACGGGCCGGGCCACCTGCTTCGAGTTTACATCAGACGCGGTAGCGGGCGTAGCGGCTTCGACCGACGTATCGGCAGGAGGTGCACTCTCAGTCGCAGCGTCAACCACTTCCTCGATAGCAGCTCCAGCCTGTGCTTCTGCGGCAGGCTCTTCCTCGCTACTCGTCTCTGCGACAGCAGCGGGCGCCGTCTCTACGACAACAGCAGCCTCCGGTTCCTTCTCTTCAGTATCAGCGGCCTTCACCGGCTCTTCTGGTGTCTTCTCAATTTCGACCGGGGTATTAACCGTTAATACCTCGACAGTCTCGGGTGTGGCCCAGAGTGCCCACACACTGTCGGCGGTACCGGGTAACTTCTCTACAGTGAGCAGCCCCGCGGCCACGTACTCGCGAATACGCGACATTGTTCGCTGGAAGGCGGCGTCCTGTAGAACTACTGGGCGCTTCAGCTCTTTGCCTTCCAGCATTACCTTACCGCGGCGTGCTTCTACGGAGATGCCGGCGCTAGACCGGCGGCGGGGGTCACGACGTGTATTCGCAAGAGGGATTAGTTTCACCATCTCGAAAGCTCCTGTCTCCAAAAAAGAAAAACCCGGTCGTCAAGCGACGCCGGGTTATCGTAACATCTTCGGAGTGTCGGGCGACACCCTTGTTACGAGATCAGAACTGCGACATGTTCGGGACGGTCACGCCCTGCTCGACCAGATTGTTGAGCTTGCCCTGCTCCTTCTCGGGAAGCGGGAGGAAGCGGGCGCGAAGCGCCGAGTTGTCGGCGGAGGTGGTCTCCACGGAGCCAGCGAACAGTTCCAGCTTGCGGACGGCAGCGACGTTACCGAAGTACATCGTCGTGTCTTCCCAGCCTTCGAAGCTGAATCGGTTGCGCTCCTTGGCGGCCCAGAACTGCAGCTTGTTGAACACCAGGAAGCCGCCGAGGAAGTCTTCCGCGGTGAAGGCGTAGATCGAACCGGGACGAAGAACGCCCGTCTTGATCGTACGCACGTACCGCGTGTTGACCACCTTGTCGTACTTCCAGCCGTTGACCGCCGTCTCGCCGACGATGTTGTTGCCTACATCGTTGACCGTCCAGGCAGAGAGGTCGCCCTCGTCAGTCTCGGACATGAGGAACAGCTCACAGCGCAGCGGACCAGGGCTCGCCGTACCGACTCCGCCGGTTCCGGGGAACAGCTTGCGCAGCTTGATCAGGTCGTCCTTCTGCACCGCATAGTGCAGCGACTCGGTGACGCTGGCCGTGCCGGCAGCAGCGGACGTGTTCTGAAGCACGTCTACCGACTTCACCTTGCCAACCTCGGGAACACCAGCGTTCACGTTCGCAGCGGTGAACGCTGCGACGTCAGCGTAGCTGGCGCCGAACACGAGGCCCTGAGCGGCCTGCTGCAGATTCTGCGTGCAGCTCTCGCTGTGCAGAAGGAACGTGATGTCCTGCACGGTGCCGATGTCGTTCACGATGTTCTTGCGGATGAACTCCGTGATCGGCCAGGGGTACGCCATCAGTTCCTGCTCGGTCTGCTCGTAGCGGTCGGAACCTACGGTACCGAAAGCCACCTCAAACTTGGGCGCAGTGAAGTAGTTGGCGTTGGGCTGGGCGCGGAAGGACATGGAGAGAGCCCGCGTGCGGGGCTCGGTCCACACCAGCTTGACCAGCGTGTCGTGGTTGACGCTGAACTGAAGCTCGTCGCGCGAGACCGACTTCTTGGTCAGAACCTTCTCAGCGAAAGACTCTTCGCGGAGGTGATCCTTGCAGAAATCGGCGGCCTGCCCTGCGAACTTCTCTTTGAACCCCGGTTCCTCGAAACGCGTCAGGAACAGGGAGTTTACGGTGGCGGCATTGTCGCTCATGTTCGCTCCTTATCCTTACGGTGCCGTCCGCTCGACGCGGAATACGGGGTGCTTGTAGAGACGGACCTTGAGACGCTGACCGGACGCCGCGACGGCGGCCGGGCCTGTCTCAAGCACGTGACCAACGACCCAGCCGAACTCCGTAGCGGCAAGCGGTCGGAGCACGAGTCGAGCCGTCGAGCCCTGCACCGCCACGTTGGCAACAGCCACGGTCAGCGGGGTACCGGCGGGGTACGCACTGGCCACGGTCGCCGCTTCATCGGCCATGTTGTACAGGTTGGTCTCGACATCGATGTCGCCATCGAAGTAGGGGACCCGCTTGTGACCGGACGACCGGCGGTCCGTATGCTCCGCGGAGCCCCAGACCATACGAAGACTGCGGCCGTCGGCGTCAGACATCGCGACGTTTCCGAGTGCAGCACCAAAGGCTACATCCGTCTCGTGCGAGCCAACGCCATCGAGCACTACGATGAACTGGCCGTCCTCGGGTGTGACGGCCATTCCGCTGCAGTCAGCGTCGCGAACCAGATCAGGACGAATGATCGAACTGATCGGCTTGACGTTCTGACGGCGAGCGTTACTGGCGGTTGTTGCGCCCATGTTACGTTCCTTCCGTTACTCAGGTGCTGTGGTGGTAGATAGTGTCGAGAAGCCGGTCATCGGGCGAACCGCCCGCGTTACCGCGCTTATCGGCGACTTTCGCAAAACCCATCGCTGGCGGCTGCAGTAGTAGCGCCTGCTTCAGAGTGGCCAGATCCTGGCCGGACTCCAGCAGCGCGGCTACCTTCTCTCGGAAAGGAATACGACTGTCTCCCTGTCCGCGGGTCTCTAGCAGCTCAACGATATCTGCGGCGAGGTCCTTCCGTGTCAACTGTGCAACCAATTCGCTATTTTCAGCGGCCAACTTCACGTTGTTCGCCTGTAGCGTCAGCAGCGTGTCGGAGGCTGTTTTCATCAGCGCCGCCACGTCTACCATGTTGGTGTTTGCGCGATTGCTCACTTCGCACCTCCAAACCGACGAGCCTGAAATCGCTGGCGAAGCGCATTCAGTCCGTCATCACTTTTAGCCGCCGCAGCAGTCTTTGCGAGAGTATCACCCCCGCTAGTGGGCGCTTCATGTCCAAGGGCGTCACGCAGCATGCTAGCTAGCGTTGTCCCCTGGCTGTCATCCGAGTCGGTGTCCACGTCATTCTGCTCATCCGCCGTTTCGGCGGGAGCCATCGTGGCGTTCTGCGCAAGGGCTGCGACCTTCTGTACAGCCGCATCCACGATGCGCGCGTCAGCGTCGGCAACACGACTTGCTTGTTTCGTCTTCAGTCGATCCAGCACCCCACGGAGTACGGAACTTCGATCGAGCTGTGCTTCTGGTGCGTGCACAGCGCGCGCATCATCAGACAGTTGCTCGCTTGCGTAGTCCAGTGCTGCTGCGAGTTTTTCCACGTACTCGGCCGTAGGCGCAGGTGCTGGCGTCGAGGCAGCTGCTACAGAAGCTGCCCGCGCGGCAGCTAACTTCTGCAGTAGTCCATCTGTTCCAGCCATAGCGACCTCTCTATCAGTTTGGGTGTATTAACGGTTAATAACCGCGTAGTCCCGAAGGACTAACTGATTCAGCCGAGGTCACGAATGGCGGTGAGCAGCGCCGCGATCTTCTCGACGTCCCACCCAGCCTCGTCAAGCAGCTGCTCGGTGCGCGCCGTGATGTACTGGTCGACCTCGTCGGGGACCTCCATCGAGCTGAGGAGATTGGCGACCTTCTCGCGACCGTTCACCTCTTCGATGATGCTCTCGTCGGTCAGCTGGTTCAGCTGGACGAGAATGTCGTTGGCGTGGCACACCGCGAGTTCGTCCATGACCTCGGGAGTAAAGTCGCCGTAAGAAGCAACCTTCTGCAGCTCGTTCAGCTCCTCGAAGAAGCCGCGGGCCTGCGCACGGCCGAACTCGAAGCCCTGGGCAGCGACATCGTCGCCGACGTACTGATCTTCGGCGTACTGCTCCTCGGCGCTCGCCACCTTGGCGACACCTTCCTCGCCGCCGGAGATCACGTCGATCATCAGTGCAGCGATCTCATCGTCGCTGAACTGCGAAAGATCGATGCCTTCGGCATTGGCCATTTTCTCCAGTTCGCCGAGCAGTTCGACAGCATCGGCACCGGCGATCTTCTCAAGACCGTCCTCGGACTGACCAGCGTAAAGAGCCTCAATGATCGGATTCATCAGCATTCTCTCTGTTGTTTTGAGCCGTTGGTTGTGCGCGGCAGTAGAGTCAGTCTATGCCTAAACCGCGGGCGATGGAAAGAAGCGATAGAATAGCGCGTTTCTCTGGGGGCTGACCGAGATTCAATCAGTCATAGTCTCAACTGCTGAACTAGCTCGCCGAGCTTGAGCAATCCGAGCAGGATGGACGCCGCCAAAGTAGGATTTTGCTCGACGTACGCCTCAAGGTCGCCTAGCCGACCCGCGTGCCCCGTATTGTCTCGGGCATAGGCACTGTAAAGGTAGGCCATCGGCAGCGCAGATAACACGTTACTGCGCGGCCCCTCGCCAAAGGTATGGCCTCCTCGTGGGTCGCTGGCGCTGAGTGTAGAGAGCAGCGCTGGGTTCTGTCGCATCAAAGAGCCGATTAGATTGGGCATGTTCTGCATCAATCCCAATCTGTAGCCAGTATACGGAGCGCTCAGCTGCGGTAGAACACTTTTTTCCGAAAAAGGTATTAACCGTTTATAAGCTGCATTCGCAACAGCATGCCGCGGACACAAGTTCCGGCTAGAAAGCTGGTCAAGCAGCCCGTCTCCCAAAGCGGACCGCGAGAGCACGACGTCCAGAATGTCAGATAGGAGCGAGCCCGAGACGTTGCTCCCAGAGATGATGGGGGGAGCACCAGACGCACTACTGCTATGCGGAAACACCTCCCCGGAATCGTACAGCTTCTCAGCCATGTCTGGCCGTCCAGCGCGTACCAAAACAATCGTCTGATACTCTCGCGGCGAAAGGACAACCCCACCCGCCCCCAGCGAACTCGCGAGCGTCGGAAGATTGAATCGTGATGAAAGCCCGTGCAGTTGCCCGAACGACATATCTGGCTGCACCCGCGCCAACGCGGGAGATACCTGCCGTGCCATTGCAGGTACGTCTTTGATCAGATCGGCGCGCTTACGGCGCGATGCTAGTTTTTCCGCAAGACCGGATCGGAGACCTCGCAGCGACGCCTCCTTGTGGAGTCCCTCCTGCGCAAACACTGAAGCGACCTTCTGCATCGCGAAGCTGGTGCGGTCGGCGCCAATAACCACGAAGCTGATATCGAAGAACACGGGATCTGGGTTATCGACACAGACCTTGCGACCGTCGGGCATGAGCTGCCGCATCATCGTGCGCATGCACACGCAGCGGTCGCTACCATCCGGCTTGTACGACTTGTGCCCGCAAATCCGGCATACGTCGAACTTGACGCGGCATCCCATGGACACGGCCACTGGAACACCAGAGTCGAGTTTGACCAGCAAATCCTCGTGGCCAAACTCCTTTGCGAGCGCACGATCAATCTCAATGATCAGTTCGACACGCCGCATTACACGGTTGTATGCCGCGAAGATCACCTTTCCAAAAGACTTGGCCTTGTCCTTGTTCTGGTGATTTCGGTACACACCCGCGTTGTAGAAGGTCCGATATCCAGCGAGGTCCGAATCGCGGTCAAGGTCCTTTTCGGCAAAGTAATCGGCGTTCTGGTTGTCGCCATAGAATTCGCCTGCACCTACCGCATTGAGCAGTACGTAGAGTTTCTCGGGGCTCGGCTTGATTTTCGCTACAAACTCGGTCACATCCGGATTAACCCGGCTCTCCGCGACCTTAACCTTGAAGCCGTTGCCTACGGGAAATAGCGCCTGCACGGTTGCGGTGCCGTCAGCACCATAGGCCGGGAGGTCAATTGTCTTGTACATGCTGGCTCGTTTCGTCTAGCGGTATTAACCGTTAATAATACTCGGTCGACGGAAGATCACGTAGTGTAGATATGCAAATGGCGACCCGAGGGCCGCCATTTTCTTTCCACCGTACGGGGTATCTGCTACGACTACATCAACCGCCCTGCCATGAGGATGGCAGTTGACCCATCGAGCTGGTAAACGCCGAGCGCAGCGCACCGTACTCGTTCTTCTTATCCAGGGCTTCCGCACGAAGCTTCCGCGCGTTTGCGATGGTGAGTACATCAGCAGGCTGAATACCCTCTTCTTTGAACATCATGGCACGACGCATGAAGCTCGCCGCGGTAAGGGGGTCCTCTGCCATGTCCGGATTGAACTTATGCAGCGTATTGAACGCCGCCTGCAGTTCCTGTGGCTTGTGCTCTTTCAGCGCAGGCGACTGCTTGAGCATCGCCTCGAATGCGCGCTTCTTTCCGAAGTGGTCCGACGTGTAGTCGATCGTCTTGGAGACGCCCGCAGCACCGGCTCCTAGACCCGCGGCCAGGATACCGAGGCCGACCGCTCGACGACCGATGCCGCCACGCCCAAGAATCTCCTGCATTACCGTCGGCGGCTTGTTGAAGAACTTGCGGCGCAACGCCTCAAGACCGATAGTACTGCCTGCGCCGAGAACCGCCAGAGGAGCCTTCTCTGCCACCCCAGCGGCCAGATGCCCTCGCCGTGCCCACACCTTTCCGAGTGCTTCGCGCGTGCCCATCGGACTTCTACCGAATAAACCGGGCTCGGGTGCTTTGGCTTTAGGCTGTTGTATCCGTGAGGCCGCCAGCTTTACCTGGAGGCGCTGCACCAATAGTTCACGCTGTGCGTCAGAGATTGACATGATTAACCCCAAGTCTGTCGAGTGAGCGGATTTTCGGCCGAAGGCGTGGCTGAGAAAATCTGAGTAGTTGCCGGGTCAATACTGCGATCAGGCAGTTCTGGAACTGGGACGATAGCGCGAGCCAGCTCGTAAGTGCCCTCGCGCTTCTCGGGATTCTTCAGCATGTAGTACCCCAACGCACCAAGTCCAGCCGTCATCATCGGATGACGTCTTGCGAAACCCACGATTCCGCCGGGAGCGTACTTTCGCGCGTAGAATACCGGCTTGCCCTCGACCGACCCGCGAAATGCCTTTCCCGGTATTTGTTTAGTGCGAATCGCGTTATACATCTCTTCCGGAATAACTTCCAGACCCACTCCCGGCCCGCCAGCTACAGGGCTAAGTCGATGCCCCTTCATCGGACCAAAGCGAGCCTTCGGACCGAACAGCGCACGACCGGCAATACCACCGGCCGCGGTGAACGGGGCGCCGAGAACCTTAGCCAACGGATTCGTGAAGACTCTGTCGATTCCCGAATTCAGCGCCTGCGCCGCCTGGGCAACTCTGGGCGGTTTCTCTGCCGCAATCTTTAGCAGCAAAGACCGCATTCTTCGACGCGCTTCCTTAGTGATCGGCATGTTAACCCCCGACAGTCGGAACGGGAGCTACCGGTGCGGGCGCGGGCGGTTGCACAGGCACACTCTGCGCCGGACTATTGCTGAAAATCTCCGAAGTAGGAGGCCCCTGCTCACTCGGCGCCGCAAACATCTGGTCTGTCGTAGGGGACGAACCGCGGAGGATGCTTTGCAGCTGCCCGATATCCGCACGAGCTTGCTCCAGCACGGGCTGCAGCATATCCAGCTTAGCGACAACCGAATCCAGTTCCTGTACAAGACCAGTAATCGGGTTACCCGGATCTGGCAACATCCCGAGAGCGGCCATCTTCTCCAGGTCGCCTGTCGGAGCAACTCCGTTGTCCTCCAGCAAGACCCTCTCAAGCGGTGCGGCGGCACCGGCCGCACGAATGCACAATTCAATGGCGGACTCGCTATGTCGCTCATTACGCGCCTGCTCGATGACCCGGTTCAGCGAGGCCACTTTCACCATAACGGCTGTCTCAAGACCGTCGACCTGCGACGCTAGCGCCTTCTCTTGCACCAAAAGTTTTGCGTAGAGCGCACGCTCATTGTCGAGATTATTAACGGTTAATACCGAGGCAGTCTTTTCGATATTCCGTGGCGGGAAAGCAGCGTCGAAGAATGTCTGGCTGCTCTGTCGAGGAATCTGAATTCTCGACGCAGTCTTATTCATCGGAGCGGCGGGCGGCCAACAGATGTCAGACACTTCTGCAAGCTTAGCGAGTGGGAACTCGATGTTGCCCTTGTACCCAGCGCGGAACAGTGTGGCGAACGCACGGTTATTCGCTTCCTCCACCACACGCTGCGCCTGCTCTTTATTGAGGCCGGCTTTCTTCACGATTTCGGCGACGCCAGAACTCAGAGGAACGTTATCGTTCACAAATGCTGACGCAGCCTGAGAACCGTAGTTCCTGACCGCGTCGGCGGTCAGTGTTCCGGAAGGGGCGCAGATCATAGCCGCAAGAGCATTCATGGATAGTCCTCGTAGGTCGGATCGTCATACGAATCTAGTGGTTCAACTGGCACGTCTATGTAGCCACCTGGACCGGTCGGACTGATGATATCAGGTCTTGGGTTGTGGATCATAGAAGCCAAAAGGCAGTACGCCGCGGCGTGGAGTGTATCGTCGGTCATACCCGGTGTCTTACTCACGATAGCATTGCCACGTACATCCTGCTCCTGGAACACGCTCAAAAACTCGTCCGCGAACGGTGTTTCAAAGTCTTCCCACCGCGGAAAGACAATGTCCTTGCCCGAACGGATCGCGTTAATTAGAGCCATCAGCACCTCGGTTCTGTTGGCCATAAAGCGCATTAGTTTACTATCGAAGTACAGCAGCTTCGTATTCACGTACTGGTATCTCGCCAAGCGGCGCAGACCGTACCGATTAATCAGGCTCTGTCCATAGACGTGGCCACCGCCATGGTCATACCCAATAATACGCGGCTTGAACTTATCGATTAGCCCGAGGAGGTGCGGAATCATCACGTCGGCATCCGCCTCCGCACCCTCGTACCGCTTAAAGTAGATGTAGGTAAACCGTCCGTTTCGATAACCGCCGATACAGACAGCGGTCAGAGACGACTCGTCCGCCCCGCCGCCACCCCAGTCGATTCCCATGTAGAGGTCTTCACGGCCAATACTCTTCTCGGCGGCGTCCATCCGGCGGTTCTGGTCGCAGCAAGCACGAAGCATCTCTCTCGTTAAGAGTCGGTCTGCGTGGTCGAACGCTAGCGCTAACACCTCGTTCATGAACTGACCGCGCGTGTAGCCGCGGCCTTCCATCTTATCGATGATCTCGCGCCAGACTACCCAGCTGACTACAATCTGCGGAACGCGGAATCCCTGGTATACACTACCAATAGGCGGATTGCGCAGCCATTCTTCACTGCGCATCGACGCCCACTGACAGCGTGGATTGTCGGGAAAAATCTGCTTCCCGCAACGAGAGCAAATGAGGAAGAACCGACCGATGTTCTTCTCACCCGGAAGATTCCAGTGATTGCACGCATCACAGGGAATCATCCATTCACACTTAGTAGAAAACTTCTCCCAGTACGCATTCATCGTGTTCTCTACCGACTTTGGCGTACCCGCGTAGCGGAACGACTTAATCGGACTGTGTGACACGGCTTCCTGCACAATCGGGATGACGTCTACTAGGATGTCCTGCAACTCATCGATAATTAGTCCATCGGCGGATACGCCACGAGACCGGTCGGCGCTCAGATACGCGTAACGGAAAGTGATGTCCGACTGTGTGATGAACTTCTTATACAGGACGTTATCGGGGTAACCCTTCGACGGGGCCCCCTTGTAGAACTGCAGTTTCGGTGATTGCGCGATTGGGGCCGTGATACGGTCGCGAGAGAACGTCTCCGTCTGTGTCTGTGTTGGAGAGATGAACAGCGTGCGGTAGTACTCGCGAAGACAACAACGCGTGAGAACGCTGTTGCCCATGGTGGTCGACTTCTCGCTCTGACGGGCGAAGCACAGCAGCAGGCGTTCCGCATTGATGTCGTAGATTGGCTCCAGATAGCGGCGCCCCTCAAACGAGAACGCGTTTAATTTCCCACCGTAAGGAATGTTGATGAAGGTTTCCGCGAACTCCGATGGGAGTAGGCGTACTATCTCAGCATCAGTTACGGCGGACGCCGCAGTCTTGAATCCAAACATTCGTACACGCAGTATTAACGGTTAATAACCACGGAGGCCGTGTGGCCAAAAAAGAGCAGAAATCGCGCCTACTGGCGGAGGAACCGCTGACAGTGCAGCATATCGTAGATCGCGTAAAGAGCGCACAAATAGAATGCACGCTCGTAAACAGCGAACTTCATTTTCCGCCGGATCAAGGCCGGGGCGCGCTACTACGGACTGTTGCGGCTTATATACGGACAGAGGGATTCAACGCGGCGATAGACGCCAAACGGGGAGTATTGACGCTCAGTCGAAGAACTTCCGGAGGTCGACGACCGGAGGTGCAGGCGCACGCGATTGCGGCTGCTCCTGTTGCGGACGACGAGATGGGCGACGAGACGGATGATGCCTAGACGGGGTTATAGCGTCCGTCTCTTCTTCATCCATAGGAGAGTGCTGGTCGCATACGAATCGCTCGTGTACGAACCTACTAGCTAGCGCTAAACAAGTGCCATCTCCAGAGTGCGCCATCCCTGGGCGCAAGTTGAAGTTCAGGCAACTGCCGCAGCACTTTTCCGATGTAGCCTCACGTACCATTATTAACCGTTAATACTTTGCGCTGCTACGTTCGTACGCTTGCTGGATGCGGCGCTGTGCGTGCCGCGATACGCGCTGATACCCCAGATCGAGGCGTTGCAGGCTTGGAATATCGGAGAGCAAGTCGCTCATCTCGTTGAGTCTTTTTGCGCGTATCCATGGCGCGGCATCGGCGCCGGGACCGCGCAAAGTAGCCGCTATATTCAAATCCTGCAATGCAGGACGTGTGGACATGTGTGAGCTGAAGCGCTTAGCGCCGAACTGCTTGCCGAGTTCCGCATTTTCATGCAGTATTGTCGCACGATTCAGCACCTCTCGGCCTGCTGCAGACAAATTCTGGCGGACCCCTGGCGCTGTCTCCGGAGTGGCGGCGCGACCAAATGATGCCACAGAACGCAGATATGTTTGCACCTTCGGAGAAAACCGAGCAAGTACTGCCGGGTCTCTTGCGGCGGCTGCCGTCCGTCGTACAAACTCCGTAGCACGCCGTGTGCGCGCAAACCCGTCGCCCTCCTTCAAAAACTTACCGGCCAAATGGCCCAATTGCGGTGCGGCGAGCAGTTTCAAATCCCGGTCATGTGCGTCTACCATTTGACCATTTCTAACCGGAAAGGCTCTAGCTCCCTGATCCTCCAAATACTTGAATTGCTTTGTGCGTGTGCGCAGCCACACGCCACGACGTTTTACTGCGTCAACCGCGTCACGAAGCGCCCACAGATTTACAGCGAACTTTTCCAGCACGGCGATTTTACGAAGTGTGTTCACTGTAACCAACTCTTAGGCGAGAGTACGGACATCGGAGGCGGCTTCGGAGCGTCCAAGACGTCTACCCCGCCGCCCTCCTTCGGATACACGTACTTCCACGCGCCACTGGCGTCTTTGTAGCGGCTAATATACTTGTACGGCTCACGTAGCGCTGCGTAGAACTTCTCAGTTTTTCCGTACTTCTCGCCCGCTACGCGGTACATCCACTGGTCGGTGGTGAACTGCTTTGGTGGCGCCTTTGAAAACATCCGCGCAAACATACCGGGCTGCGCTTGCGGAGGGGGTGTGCTCTGGTAACGGCGTACGTCCACGATGCGCTTCTCAGGGGGTCGGAAATCCTGTCCGCCGAGGCGGCGTGCGCGCGCCTCTGCTTGGATGATCCGCTCCGGATTGAAGTGCCCGTCGAGTGCAAAGAACGCAGTAGAGTTTCGCAGGTCGAGCCCCTCGGCGCCTGCACCGCTAAGCACAATCACGCGCTTCTGCCCCGCCTTGTACTCGGCCAATCCAGTCTCGCGCTCGCTCGACGTGACGGTGTCACCGCCGACCTCTGCGCCTTTACCAATGAACACAGCAGGCTTGATTCCGCGGGCCTTTAGCCCCGCCAGAAGCACGTCCACGCCGCCATTGACTAAGTTGCTGTAGAGGACGACCTGATTCTTCGGGTCTTGCGCGAGATGCTCAACGGTGTCGTCGAGTAGCTTCTTGGTCTTCGGTGTCCGCTCTGCGGACTGCGCCGGAGTGATATCTTTACGGCCCATCCCAACTGAATTCGCGACCTGTCGCGCCTGCGCAATCTGCGAGAACAGCACATTGGCGTCGCGAATGGACACGTTGGGGTCGCCGCGCATGATGCGCTCTTTAACCGGGCCCAACTTGTTCAACGCGAGCTGGTACAGGTCCCACTGCTCCTGCGACATGGGCACTTCGACGTTCGACACCTGCTTCTTGGGCATGATCTTGTCGCCCTTAACGTCATCGTAC